CGCAGCATATAAGTTAGATAAAAACTCTGCTCTTTGGAACGGTTCAAATTGTTGTTGTAAAGTAGATTGTCTTTGGGCATCTAATGTTTGTTGTGCAAGTTGTCTTTGAACACCACCTGCTTGAAATAATTGACCTAAGTCACGTGCAGCCATTTCTTGTTGTAATGCACCCGCTTGTCCTAATTGTTGACCAGCAGTTAAACCAATTCCTTGTTGTCTCTGCGCTGCACCTAAAGCTGTATTAAAACCTTGAGCTTGAGCTCTTCCTATTGCTTCTAAAGCTCTATTTTGTAATTCAGCTTGAGCCACTCCTTGTCTTCCTCCACCAAAAGCTCCCGATGCAACTGCCTCTGCAGCTAATCTATTTTGTGCTATTTGAGCTTGTCTGTTTATCTCATCTGTAACAAACTGTTGGAATGGATTCATAAACTGTGAAATCTGTGCAGAACCTATTGGTTGTGCTGCTCCTAAAATTTGTCCTATACCTGATGTAACAGTTGGTGTACCAACTCCTGTTTGTCCGGCAGCCGTTAACCCTTGTTGTTCTAAAGCTGATAATGGAGCTACTTGTACGTCAGGAAGATTAATTGGATCTTGTGCAACTTGTCTTGCTAAATCCATTAGCTCAAGTTTTCTTGCCTCTATGCCTGGTGCCTCTCTAACTATATTAGTTGTTTGAGCCGGTACCGATCCTCCTGAAGGTGCACTTGATCCACCTCCACCGCCAAAAATACTACTTACAAAACTCATTTAAGATCCTTTACTAGTTGAACGTGTTTTTTTTCCCATCCCCATTTTTTAGAAACTTTTTCCCAACCTGGTCTTGCCCATATACATAATCTTTTACAATCATTTTGTTTAGCAAATCTTGTTACTTC